CGTCTTGCCGGTGTAATGCGCGATGGCAAGGAGCAGAAGCTGTTGGCCATCAATGTCGGGTCGGTCAACTGGGATGCGTTTACGGACTATCTGGAGTCGCAGGACATGCCTCAGGAGTTCTCGCTCGATAGCATCATCGAGTACGACCCTAAGAATGATCCTGACAATCTGATCGGCGACAGATGGCTACGTCGCGGTTCATCGCTTCTCTTTGTAGGCCAAAGTGGTTGCGGCAAAAGCTCGATGGCCGCGTATCAGGGGATGAAGTGGGCGTCCGGTGAAGCGTGGTTCGGCGTAAAGCCTGTGCGCGCGCTGAAGGTGGCCTACATCCAAGCTGAGAACGACATTGCCGATCAGCATGACGCGCTCAAAGGCGCTGCTCAGATGACGTTCGGAAAAGAGAACTGGGAGCGAGGATTGCGGAATGCGAACATGCTCTTCTTCCGCGAAACGGTTCGAACCGGGGCTGACTTCGCCACAATGCTCCGCCGTCTCGTTCGCAAGACCAAGGCTGACGTTGTTTACATCGATCCGCTGCTCTCCTACATGGGCGGCAATCCTGCGGACATTGAGGTATGCGCGAACTTCACGCGGCATCTGCTCCAGCCGATTATGATGGAGACAGGCGTTGTCCTGGTACTCGTCCACCACTTCCCAAAGCCGAAGGGTAAGGACGACAAGCCTGAGAGCGTGGCAGATTTGGCCTACTCAGGATTCGGATCGTCCGATCTAACGAACTGGGCGCGCGAGGTGATTGTGATGAAGGAGGTTGGCTTCAACAATCCGCGCAAGTTCATGCTCGGCATGGCCAAACGGGCCGACCGTTCCGGCATGACGGACAAAGAAGGAAAAGTCACCGGATCGATTATGATCCAGCGTGGCACAGGCGGCGACATCTCATGGAACTACGCAGAACCAGAGAAGTTCGTCGTTGATAAGGAGTCGGCCAAAAAGCCGTACTCCAAAGGACGATATCCTAAGCGTTAGCCTTCTCACGCATGGCGCGGCGACGGCCTTTCGCAGCGAGCGATTGGAACTTCGCCTTGCCGTATTTTTTGCGGCCAATGGCTGCACTTAATGCAGCAGGATCTTTCACACCCTTCTTCTCAAGCTGACCAACGAGTTTCTCGTAACGTCCGCCACCGCCAAGTTTCATCTTGTCCATAAATTCAAATAGGGTTTGAGGTTAAAACCGACAGAACAATCGCCAGAATCCAAGCGGCGCAGGACCAAAATTTAGGCGTCGTCTTGTCCTTCGCACTGGCGCAGTTATGCCGCGCGCGGAAATTCTTACGACGCTCAGGATTCGACTTTTTGATCGTCATGTTGGCGTCTCCAAAGCGAACCTTGATGACGTTGCCGTTGTCATTCTTGACATACACCGCGCTCTTCTTCCGCTCGCCAGGCGTGTAGAACGGCTTGTTGAGCGTCACCTTACGCCCCTTGTAGGTGTTACCTTTTTTGGAGAGGGAGGTTTTCATTAGAATCGACGAACAGAAGCAGATGGAATTTGAGGGCGTTCAGCCTCTTGTCGCTCATCGTTACGCATTTTCAAACGGTCAGCCTCAAGCGTAAGAATCTTAGGCCATCGACGGTTGAATGCGTCCATCTGATCCTTTGCAACCTGATCGATTGGTTTTGTAACTGTGGCGAGATAATCTGGATTTCTGAGAATCCTTCCGATTGCAGCAGCTCCGCTTACAGCGGCAAGGTTGGACAACGCCATTCTTCCGTACATGTTTGCCCCAAAAGCCGAGGCAACGGCAGATGTTACAGCGGGAATGAGCTTGCTCTTAACAAGGCTGTCCTTCTCGATGACAACAGAAAGCTGATCAGCAATCTTGTTCATCTGATCGACTCCAGACTTTCCAAACGCCTCAACAATGAGCGGATTGTACTGACCAGAAATCAGCTCGCGCATTTTGTTGATGTTCACCTGCTTCTTACCTGCATCTAGCGATTCTCTGAAAAGATTTCCAATGACCAAATTCTGAACGTCGCCAACAAGATCTGGCCTTTCGTTCCGCATGACATTCATAAACTCCTGAACGACATACCGCTGTTGCTTGCCATAATCAGTTGTCAAAAACTTGACCACATCTTCCGGCTGAACTTGATTGGCAGAAAGCCTGCCGGTCTTGGTTGCGTCCAAAACCATCTTCTGGAAGTCAGTCGCCTCCTTGGATGATTGCTGAACGTAAAGCTGAAGATCCTTTGCTAAACGCTCAGAATCGGGATTTGAAAGAATCAATTTGATTTGATCATCATCCAACTTGATGGGAAATTTTCCATTTACAGCGCTTTGAAGGTCGGCCAAAGCGGCTGTTATTTGTTTCGTCCTAGCGTCCATCTCTTTAAGTTCCTTGCCAAGATAAGGGCGAGGCTGTTCAAGACGCTGAATTTCAGAGGTTACTGATTTAAGTTTCTTTTCGTTTTCCTTAAACAAATTTACAGCAGCCTTGTCATCTTTTGCAATTCTAGCCTCAAGTTCCTTAGACTTAACGAGAAGATCGTTTTTCTGAGTCGTTAGATTAGCTTTTTTATCAACTAAATCTTTGTAACGTGCCGCAACATCTTGGATTTCAGAAAGCTGCGGGAAAAACTCGTTAGCAACTTCTCCGGTCAATTGGCTTCCTTTGCCCATTTTTGCCTCCGTCAACAAAGACAAGAACTCTTCTGGAGTTTGGCCAACCTTACGAAGTTTGTTGTAAACAAAGTCTTCAAGCAGAGGCTTGAAGGTGGGTTCCCATTCAGAACCTGCCACCTTCTTCATCACCTCTAATGCTTGTCCTCCACGAGTTCCTAGAATGCTCAACACAGCTTCAGGACTTCCACCACCCTCGCCAACATCTCTAAGAAGACTTGAAATGATGCTTCCCTTAAACCTGTTTATACCCTCTCGATACTCTGCATTTTGAGCCTTAAATGCAGCCTTGAAACCAGGATCAGTATTAAGAGCCTCTTCCATCAACCCTTGAACACGATCAAGTTCTTGGAACGTATCGTAATCAGCTTGCTGAACCTTCTTGTTGAAATCTATTTGGTTAAGAATTTTGGTTCTCTGATCTTTTAGATCATTGAGAGTAAAAGTCTCAGTTACATCGTTTCCATTTTCGTCTTTTACAACTTTACCAAACTTATCTTTTTTTGGAACAGAAACAGAAATTGAGTTTAGTTTAGGATCTAAAGACTTGTATCCTGCTTTCTGTTTGTCCTTGAATTCTTGAAGAAGAATGTTTGCATATTCTCCAAACTGTTTGCCGGTTTCAAATTGAGTTACAGATTTACCGTAACCAAACTTGGGGTCAAATCCGCTTTCGATTTCTTGAATCTGCCGTTGTTTGTCGGCTATCTCATTATCAATCTGAGTTCTTGTGATGTCGTCAGACGCTTTAAGGTCTTTCTTCTGAGTCTCAAGATTTCTGATGTCGTCAAAGAGAGACTTAGACTCCAACTGAAGTTCGCCTTCAGCCCTTCTCGCAGCGCCAAGTAGTTCTGCGTTTTTTTCATTAAACGCAACATCCACCTTTTTCTTCGCTTCATCGATCATCTGCTGAGCATTGAGAACAATTCCGCTGATCAGATTTTGGTCGATGTCTTTACGTTCGGTAACCCGCTTGAGTTCGGAGACAATTTGATTGGTGAGTTCATCTCCGCTTAAACCATTTGCATTTCCAGTCCTAATGGAATTTTGAAGGAAGTCTGTAATGTTGCCTTGCCAAGCTCGAATGTCCTCAGGACGAGTTCCAGAAAGTTGCGGCGAATAAAGCGTGTCGGCCAATTGAGCGGCCATTGCAGAGTCAATGCCTCCTCCAGCTCCAAGCTCTCGACGAATTGCGTCTGCGCGTTCGGTTAAAAACTGCTGCGTGTAAGGGCGCTGAAGTTCTCCGGCAAACCTTTTCAGGCTTCCACCACTTCTGGAAAGCGCGCCAAGACCTCTTAGTCCTCCTGAAAATGTAGGAAGGAAAAGACCACTTAACGCGCCTTGTTTAATAATCTCTTCAGTTTTCCCAGATTCATCTCCAAGTGTTGAGGCAAAACCTTGAGCTGCACCAGTCATGCCGCCAGCAGCACCTTCTTTAAGAATTTGCTTCAGCCTTGAAGATTGCTGGGTGACTCCAGTTTCGGCGGTAGTCAAAAACTGCAAAGGGCTTCTAAATCCACCAGCTCCACGCTTTGAAAGGCTAAGAAGAGGAATTCCCTG